ATGAAAAGCAATGGCCATGACACGAGCACCTCGAGAGTGAACGGTCACGGTCCCGTTTCACCTTCCCGCGCGGCGCAACATACAGAGGTGCCGCGCGAACAGGGCAGGGCTGCGTCTGACGATGCACGCGATTTTCCCTCTGCGGCCGGCGCGACCTCCGCCCCGGCCGGTAAGGAACGCGATGCGTGCGCTGAGGTGGCTCCGCCTCCGGAAGGTGAATCGGAGCACCAGCCCAAACCCAAGAAAAATGGGAAAAAGGCTGACGGGGATACGCCGCGCGGCCCAAGCGACGATAAAAATAAAAAGAAACGTTCGGTGAACATTCCGCCTGGCTCGAAACCTCTTCCGGCAGACGGCGTGGGATTTGTGGATGCCATGCACGCACACGTCGATCTCTATCTAGCTTGCGCAAGGCTCGTGAAGTCGGGTGACGAGAAAATCGCCCAGCGCATGGTGGAACGGTTACTGGAGATGTCCTACGGCAAAAGTCCAGCTCCGGCTGGAGATGAGATGCCGCAGATCATCTTCGACGCTCCGCGGCCGATCGAAGATTAGGCAACCCACGCTGAAAAACGCGTCGAACAAAATATTTCAAGGGGAAAACAATGGCGACAATCAATACGACGAGCACAACGTCAAATGCACATCTCGAATTCATTGGAATGATCGTGGAAATCGCGGGAGTGGCGTCCGCAGTGGCCGGAGTGGTGCTGAGCCTGCATCACTGGCCGGCAGCCGCAGCGCTGATTGGCGGCGGCGTGGCGTACGTGATCGGCAAAAAGCTGCGCGCGTCGTAAGACGCGCGCTTTCGTTCGGAACCGTCCCGAGCGGGACGAAAGCGGATCAACATGCGAGCGCTCCTCGATCTCAGCCGAGAAAGAAAATCGACGGGGAAGCGGCAGTTAAGCCTCGACGATATCTATCAGGCGTTTCCGCAGCAAAAGCTGTTCCACGATTCCAAGGCAAAGTATCGGCTGTTCGGCGGCGCGGCAGGCCCGGGCAAAACTAAAGCGCTCCTCATGGAAGCGATTTACCGGGCGCAGCAAGTACCCGGCTCTGACAGTTTGCTTCTGCGGCGCACGTACCCCGAGCTCGAGTCATCGCTGCTCGCGTACTTTCGACGCGACGTGCCTCGGGAGTTCTACAAGAAGTACAACGAATCGAAGCACGTAGTTACCTGGAGAAACGGTTCGACGACGCGCTTCGGGTACTGCCGGAATGAGAACGACGTCTACCGATATCAGGGCGCGGAGTTTCTTTTCATCGGGCTCGATGAATTGACACACTTCACGCTGAAGCAGTGGCAATTTCTCACGTCGCGCAACCGGTGTCCCGTGCCAGGCAGCCGCTGCAGCATGGCGGGCGCGACGAACCCTGGAAATATCGGACACGCGTGGGTGAAAGCACTGTGGGTTGATCGCGTAGCACCGCCGGGGTTCGAGCAGTCCGGGCAATACCATCGCAAAGATTACGAGTTTATTCCCGCGCGGCTAGCCGACAACCCGATTTACGCGAACGATGCCGAATACCGCCGCACACTCGCGATATTGCCAGAGCATCTGCGCAAAGCATTTCTTGACGGCGATTGGAACGTTTTCGCCGGACAGTATTTCGACATTTTCGATTATGGACGGCACACCGCGCGGCCCGAAGAGATCCGGCTCGAAGCCTGGTGGCCGCGCTGGATTTCGATCGACTGGGGCTTTCAACATCCCAGCGCTGTCTACTGGCATTGCGCAATTCCGGGTAGCGCCGGCTTCCAGCCGGCCGGGTTTGGCGGCAGTGGCGAACGTGAAAATAGCTGGCAAGGTGCCGGCGCTACTCAGCGCATCGTCACGTATCGCGAGTTCGTGCAGAACGGCTTATCCCCGCGCATGCTCGCGCAGGGAATTGCCGAACGCAGCGGCCGCGAAAGCATCAGCGAAGTATTTCTCTCTCCGGACGCTTTTGCGCATCGCACGGCGGAGGCCTCTATCGCCGAGCAGCTTGGCGACGTGCTCACCGTGAACGGATTGCCGCGGCCCGCGATCGCTGACGACGATCGCATCGGCGGCTGGCAGCTCATGTACCAAATGCTGGAATCGAACGCGTGGGTCATTACGGAAAACTGCGAAAAGCTGATTGCGTGCATGCCGACGCTGGTGCGCGACACGGGCCGCGTCGAAGACATTCGCAAAATGGACGGCGACGATCCCGCCGATTCCGCGCGCTATGGATTGGTCTCCGGCGGAAGAATCGCTGGTGTTGCGGCGGCCTTTGCGCCGTCCAGGGCGGGGCAACCCCCGCCCCTAAAACCGCCGGGAAGCGGCGCGCATTTCGTCACCGGCATGCCGCTGGCCGAACAAATTAATCGGCAAATAAGCGCGACAGATCCAACTTCGCGCGCCATTCATTCGCAGCGCCTCGAAGCCGAAGCGCGCAAACAGTTTCGGCCCAAGTCGCTGCCGCGCCGGCGTGGGTAGCACAGACTTCAGTCTGTGCCAGCGTTAACCGCAGCAAAGCGAAAATGCACAGGCTGAAGCCTGTGCCACTGGTGCTCAATGTTAGATTGGCTCCGCGAAATACTTCAGTTGAAATATGTTGGCCTACTCGAGGCAGACGTAGCTCGTCTGCGTGCCGAGAATCGCGCGCTGATGAATTCGCTCCTGGGGACGGCAGGATTTCCACCTGTCGAGTTTCCCGAAGCGCCGAAGCCGCAAATATTGCCTCGTGTTCGCAAGCGAAGCTGGCACCAGATTCAGGCGTGGCGTCAGTCCGGCGCCGAGCGCGATGCGGCAGATAATGCAGAGTTTGTTGGGGCGCTCAGGACGACTGGCCCGGTGCCGCACAGTTGAACGCCTGTCGCGTAGTGCGCCTTCTTGTCAGTCGCCTAAATACATTTGCCAGACGTTGGAAGTGGTCTCGAATCTTGGCTGGTTCTTGATCATCTCGACTTTTTGCTGCGGCGTGTACGTTTCGGGCTTTTCATCCGGCGGGCGTATCGGCGAAATCGTGACGTAGTGCGTTGGCGCCAAAACGTAGCTCAATGTGACCTTGTAAAATCCTTTGCCAGGAAACACGAAGCTATTGGAAGGATCGCCGGCGAAGGGATAGTCCATCTTCTCCCCCGGCTGCAGAACGGTAATCATGAAGTCCATAACGGGACCGGTTACCGGGCAGACGAACAGCTTTTCGTAAATATGCGGCGGAAGCAGGCGCCCGCCGTAGTCCGTGATGCGCCAGACAAAGCGCGTCTCCTCGCCAAAGAGAAAGGGCGACCGGACGGCCACCGGCTTGTCGGAGCGGTTCGTGAGCGTCACTTTGAACTTTAGATCGTCCCCGAGGCGAATATAACGCGGGCCGGAAATCGTCAACTCGATTGGGGAGGCCGCTGGTGCAGAGGGCGCGGGCGTTTGTGTTTGGCCCGAGGAATATGCGGGCGCGCTCAGAGCGATCAGCAGGGCCAAGGCGGAGGCTATAAGTCGGCGCATAGAGAGCTCCAGAGTAAAGCTAATGGATTTGGAGAAGGATGTTCTTAGGGATGTTATTAAAGATCATCCCTTGCTTGGGGCCCCGCCGCGACGGCAGCTCCAGATTCCAGGTATCCGACGTGGCTTGTACGGAGAGACTATTCTCCACGGCTGCGAGTTGATCCACGCCGAGTTTGCTTAGGTCCCATTGCGCGTAGCCAATCGCGCGCTGCCGCTTGCCGCGCTCGTCGAAATAATGGTCGGAATCCGGCGGCACGTAGGTCAACGTCACCGCGAGGTGATATCTGCCCGCACTCGGGAAACTGTAATCGTCGGAAGGGCCCGGAAAAACCGGGAATTCGTGGCTTTCTCCGGGGCCAAGAACAACCAGGTCGCTGTCGCGCAAGAAACGCGCATTGGGGTCTTCACCAGGAACCGTGCCGCAGTAGCCGTGCAGAACAAACCCCATTCCGATGGGCGTGCCCTTGGCGTCGGTGACGGACCAATCCCACCGGGCGTTCATCAACATGCCGCTTCGCACGACGAACACAAGCGGCTCGGCGGAGCGATTCGTCAGCAACGCCTGGAAAATAGTCGACTCAAGCGACGCGCCTGGCCGCACGGTCGTCGGGCCGCTGAGCTTCATCCCAATTTTGGGGAGTTTGCGCGGCGAGTGGCGCGTATCCTGCGCGCCAAGCTTCAAGAACGGCAGGCTCACGCACGCAACAAGGACCAAGGTTGCAAGCGGGGGACGCAAGTAGGAAACCTCTCTTTGCATCATGACGGCATTCTTTCGGTTCGTCACCAGTACCAAAGTTCCACAGCAGCAATTTCAGCCGGGATAGGCGAATGAGCTTCGACAACGACAACATGATTGGAACGATCCCCCCGGGATTTCTTGCGCCGGCCGACGGTAATTACGCGCCAAATGCAGCGCAGGGTGTTGGCCCAGCCGCTTTCGACGCCCGCGTCACCGGTGACGAAACCGACCCGTGGGACGAAGCCGAGGCCGTAGGGGCACGGCACGCCGTGCCCGTCCTCAACCCGATTGCGGATCTCGGGCCAAACAATGAACGCCTCGAAGACGTGAAACCCGAACTGGTCAACGCGTTGCGCGAACTGGTGAGGCAATATCGCCAGGAAGGCATCGTCGCTCGCCGTAACGAAATCCGCCGCATTCGCCAGGCGCGACTTTTCTGGCAAGGCCTGCAATACGCCTGGTGGAACCCGGCCGACATGAACTGGCATATGCCTTACGAGAACCGGTCCAACGACGACCGCGAGCTCGAGGACATGCCGCGGTATCAGTTCGTCACGAATTTTTACCAGGGATTTGGGCTCTCGTTCATCGCTGTGCTTTCGCAGGATGTTCCGAGTGTCCGGTTTTATCCGCAATCCGCACAGTCGTTGCAGGATATCGGCGCGGCACGCGCGGCCAGCGACGTGGCCGATCTGATCGAGCGCAATAACGAGGTCGAACAACTTCTAACTACGATCGGTTATTTTTTGTGGACCGACGGAAAGCTCGGGGCGTATGTGCGGTACGTTGCCGATGGACAGCGTTTCGGTTTTCACGAAGAGCAATTGCTGGCCGCGATCGAGATTCCGCTCGGCGAAGACAAGTACATTTGCCCAAAATGTGGAAAAGAAACCGTAGCGCCGGGCTTTAGCCCGGCATCGGTTGTTGAAGATGGATCAGAAGCCCCGAGACCGTCGGACACCGAGCCTCAAGATGCCGCCCTGAAGGGCGCCGCTACGCAAACCTGCTCAGAATGCGGCACCGAACTGACTGACGCGCGTCTGCGCAAGGCCGAGCGTGTTACGGTGCCACGGGTGATCGGCACTCGGCGCGTTCCGAACGGCCAGGAAGTCATCTCCATCGCTGGCGGCTTGGAATTGAACACGCCCGTCTGGGCCAACGAGATGCACGAGTTCCCGTACCTGCAGTGGCAGGCCGAAGTGCATCGCGCAAAGCTCAAAGCCGCTTATCCTCACGCGGCAAACAAAATCGAATCCGCGCCATCGCAAGGGCCCGACGACGTTTACGCGCGCGTTTCGCGGATAAGTGTCGAGCAGGGCTTGCCGTCGATTCACCCCGGCGACGCCCTGATGAACCTGATCACCTTCGATCGCACGTGGCTGAGGCCATGGGCATTTTATTCGATTGAAGACGAAGCCGTTCGCAACGAACTGCTGCTGATGTTCCCAGACGGCTGTTACGCCGCGTTTGCTGGCGATGTGTACTGCGAATCGCGCAACGAATCGATGGACGATCATTGGCGCGTGCTGCATGCTCTGCCCGGCGACGGACAGAATCGTCCCAGCGTCGGCGATTCGCTAGTCCAAGTCCAAGAACGCTATAACGTGCTCTCCAACATGCAGGCGGAGACATACGAATACGGCATTCCGCCAATTTACGCCGATCCGCAAGTTCTCGATTTCGACGCACTCGCCAATCAGGCTGCCGAGCCCGCCGCGCATTTTCCAGCGCGCGCACGTCCAGGGCAGCCGCTCGCCGCGGGATTCTTTCAGCCGGCGCCCGCGCAAGTTCCTCCGGACCTCGTGCGTCATCAGCAGGATTTGATCGGCCCGGTGGCGCAGTTCCTGACTGGTATGTTTCCGGCGATTTTTGGCGGCAACATGGAAGACGTGAAGACCGCGTCGGGCTACGCGATGGCGCGCGACCAGGCCATGGGCCGCCTCGGAATGGTGTGGCGGCGCACGAAGCAATTTTATGCCGACGTGCTGCTGCTCTCTGTCGACTGCTTTCGCAAGAATCGGCCGGAGGGCACGGAGATTCCGCTGCTCGGCCCAGACGGCGTGCTCGATGCGCGCATGATTCGCACCGCCGATTTGAAGGGCAACATCTGCGTGCATCCGGAAGCTGACGAGACTTTCCCGCGGCTGAAGTCGCAGCAGCGTGCAATGTTGCAGCAACTCTTCTCGTTAAACGATCCGCTCATCCAGGAAGCCCTCGCCGAACCAGCAAACATCGGCTACATCAAGAACGTGCTGGGGCTGACGGAGCTAGTCATTCCGGGTGAAGATTCGCGCAACAAACAGTTGCGAGAAATTCAGCAGTTGCTTGCGAGCGCCCCAATCGTTATCTCGATGCATCCGTCAGAGACGGCACACGCCTTTAGCCCGGCATCCGCGGAGGCCAGTCAAGCAGATGAATCGGACGCTCCGAATGCGCCTAACGCCGCACCCCAAGATGCCGCCCTAAAGGGCGCCGCTACGCAAGCCGCCGAAAGCTCGCACCAAACACAGGTCTTGGTGCTCCCGTCCGTGCCAGTCGATCAACTCCTCGACGACCACGCCGTGGAATTCGAGGAATGCAAACGCTGGGTAAACTCCGAAGCCGGCCAAGCCGCGAAGATGACCAATCCCGCGGGCTTTGCCAACGTTCGGGCTCACACCGAAGCGCATCTGCGCGCGATGAGTATTGCCGCGAACGCCGCCACAGGCCCGTCTGCCAGCGGTAATACCGCTGCGAAGGCGCCGTCCGCCGCGGCGAAGTCGGCGCAAAGAGCGCCAAAGGAAACGTAATGCAAGGTGCAAACCAAACTGCGGCATCGATCGAAACTACTCGTCCCAACGGGCAGAGCCATCCGCATGAGCTCTTCGCGCTGACGGACGAGCAAATTCTCGAGATCGAGTCCGAAGCGCAGGATGTGGAAATCGCGGAGGTAGCGCCGGCATCTCTGCCAGCTTCTTCGTCACACGCACAAAACGACCGGCTGGGGGCCAGTGCTACGGGGAACTCGGAAACGCTGGATGGGCGAAGTGTGCAGACACAAGGCGCACAGGCAGGAGTGCCTGTGCTACTCGAGCCGCCCGCGTGGCTGGCCGAAACGATGAACGATCCGCGGCGTGGCGCGGAGGCGCGAGCGCTTTGGGACGGTGCGCAGAGAGCGGAGAAGGAAGCGGCTTCGTATCGCGAAGTGTTTGCGAGGCCGGAAGAAGCGCGAGCCGCGGCGGAGCGGGCGCGCGTGCTCGACGACATCGATCGCGCGTACTTTGCAGGCGATGCAGCGCAGCGGGCGCAACTTGCCGCGATGATGATGCGCGAGGATCCCGCGGCGTTTCGCGAGATGGTATTTGAGGGATTGCGCGCGCTGGAAGCAACAGGCCAATCTGGAAGAACTCGCAGCGTCGCTGACGCTGTAGCGGCGACCCCTGGGTCGCCCTCAGCGCACGGCAACGCAGCGCAACCGGGCGGGGCCCTTCGAGAGAACTCAGGGCAAGCAAGCGTCCCCCCTACAGCGCAAACAAATTATGGCGCGCAGCAGCCCAGCAATTTACCGCAACAGCACGGGCAGGTGGAGCATCAGGCACAACTCGCTGCGTACGCCGCGTTTGAACGCGCGGCGAACGAGGACTTGGAACGTAGCGTAGGCAGTGCGATCGAACAAACACTTACGCGAGCCTTGCCAAGTCTTAGCAGCGGTGCAAGCGGCGCCTCGGGTGTAGGGGCGCAGTATTCCTTGGCTAACGTTCGGGATAAGGCTGCGCCCCTACAAGCAAGATTGGCCGCGGCGATCCGGCAAGACGTTGAGAAAGCGTTGCAGGGTGATCGGCAACTCGGTGAGCAAGTCGCGCAGATTTTGTCGGGGAAGCGCCTCGACAGCGAAACGCGCGCGCAGGTCGTGCGGATTATCGGGGAACGCGCGCGGCTGCTTGTGCCCGGCGCGACAAAACGCGCTCTGAACGATTGGACGCAGACTACTCTAGCCGCCCATCGCGGCAAGAGCACCCGCGCCGACACGGAGTCCCCGAGAAGGGAAGTGACGCCAGCGTCGTCCGGGCCGCGCGATCTGGCGGCAGGCAAGCAAAAAGAGACAACTCGCTCCATTCGGGGCGATGACAGACCCGCGTCCAAAGGACGCGTCGACTACCGTAAGTTTAGCGACGATCAGATCCTCGATCTTTAAGGAAAAAAAACGAAAATCGAAACGCGAAAATCGAAATTACCGGGATTCCGCGAGTTTCACCGGCCGAGTTTCGTTTTTCGATTGTCGAGTTTCGGCCTTTAAGTTTCGGCGCCTTCTCAAGAGACGCCAGCGCGATTCTCTGCCGCGAAGCTGTGGCTACCGGGAATGTCGCAAATATGTTGGCCGCTTCGCGGCCACTTGAAAATTAAGGAGAACAACAGATGACAGCACAAGCAAACGCGAACGTCGTCGCGTTGCAGCTCGAGAAGGTGCGCGACAAAGTGCCACTGCTCTACGAGCGCGACGATATTTTACTCACCATGATCCAGCAGCGCGGGGACGTGGAGAAAGTTTCCAGCCGCAACATGCGCCTGCCCTTGCAGGTAAATCCCGGCGGCAAAGCCGGCTCGTACAACGCCGACGGCGGCGACCTCGGCCGCGGCTCCGGTACCGCTTACGACGTTGCGCAAGTCTCGCCGATTTTCTTCCGCTTCGCGATTGAAATCACGAAGCTGGTGGAATATGCGACTACCGGCCGCGACCGCGCCATCGAAAACGCCACCAAGCGCGAAGTCGCCAACGGAATGAAACAGTTCCGGTCTTTCCTCGACAAGCTCATGCAGACCGCCGGCAACGGCGTGCTCGGCACGATCAACACCGTCGCCAGCACAACGTTCACGATGACCGTGCCATACGGGGCGGCTCTCGTCTATCCCGGCCAAACCATCCAGATTTACGACACCACGCTTACCACAAATCGCAACGTGGCCGCTGGCGTGACCACGACCGTGCTCACAGCCGATCCCGTCACCACGCAGAACATCACCGTGGATAACGTGCCGACCGGCACTGTCGCCACTGATGTTATCGTGCACGACGGCCTCACCGGCGCGCAGCCCGTGTCGCTCTTCGGCATCAAATATCACCAGAACAACGCGACCACTGGCACGTGGCTCAACCTCAACCGCGCCACGTATCCCATCCAGTTGCAGACGCCGCGCGTGAACGCCGGCAACGCCGCGCTCACTCCGTCCAACGTACGCCTCGCTATCAACAAGGTCCGGAAATCGTTGGGCATTAACCACATTTCCAAGCTGATCGCGTACATGGCCGTCGAGCAAGAGCATGCCTGGGAAAATCTCGGCATCACCGTGAGCCAGATCATCAAGGAAGGCGGCGAGGGCAGCGGCAACGATCTCGATCTGCTCTTCAGCGGCCGCAAAACGATGAGCGGAGTCCCCATCAAGTCCAGCGTGAACGCCGACCAGACGCGCGTGGATTTTCTCGACCTCTCGCACTGGGGCCGCGCCGTGCTCAAGGACATCGACTTCTACGAAGTCAATGGCAACACGGTGTTTCCGATTTACGGCGCCAGCGGCGGCATCGCAGCCAGCTACATCTTCTACTTCGACACCGCGTTTCAGGTGTGGGACGACTCGCCGCGTACCGGCGCGTTCATCGACACACTCGCGCGGCCCAGCGGCTACTAAACAGCCGCGACTTGTAACTGGTGAATGGATGCACGAATCACGCAACCGTAGGGGCACGATATATCGTGCCCCTACAATTTCCACTACATCGCCGCGCGTACGCCACCGCCGCGAGTGCGCGATGGCAACAATTCTTGTGCTTCGGGAGACGCATGAGGCACCCGAAAACGTAACGCGGCGTCTTGAACGCGCCGGCGGGATCAACCGCTTCGGCGAGCCAAATTATCGAGCGGTGTGGGGATGGAACCGGCTCGCGTGGATCGGCGGAAAATTCGAGGAGCACGATCCCTCAACCGGGACGTTTCTCCGCGAAGTCGTTGAGTTGCGGCAGGAGCCGAAGTATCCAGCGGTCAATCGCTGGCACATCGAGCGATGGGTCGCGCCGGAAGCCTACGGCTCACCACGCTTGTGGTATGCACAAACCATCGAGCGCGAAAACGGGATCAGCATCCCAGCGCTGGGACCATATCCGTCGCGCGGAGAATACGAGCATTGCTTCACACTCGAAGGACCGCGCGGCGAATTCGTGCAGCTCACGCCGGCGGCAGCGGAACATATCGCGCGCGCCATCGAGTTTTCGCGACATCTGCCGCGTTCCAGCAAGCGGCGGTCCGTGGATGACCGAGAACGGCGTGAAGACCGCTCCTACGATGCGTGGGCGTACGATCAGCTCGATAACGCGGTCCCGGCGTTTCACAAACAGCCCTTCGTCACAGTGGTTTAACGCATGAAGCGAATCGAACTAAAACAATTTGAGATCTGGATAAAGGGGATCGTTGCAGCGGCTATCAGCGGAGGCGCAGGCGGCGTGCTCACCGGGCTTGCGGCGGTTGGGATTGATCCGCAGCATTTCAATTTGCAAGCAGGAATGGGCGCGACACTGCATATTGGAGCAGCGGCCGCGTTGATCAATGCGGTCATCGGCGTCGCGGCGTATTTGCAAAAATCGCCCCTTCCGAGTGAGTAAGCTCGCGAAGCTGGACAAAAGAAAAGGGCGACCAATTGGTCGCCCTGAATTCGGCGCAGTTATGTTGGACCTGTAAGTCCACCACAGCTCCCTGTCAAATGCAGAATAGCTCGACGGAGAACTACGGTCAACAGAAACTCTCTAAGACTTGATGCGAGAGCTATCCCTGTCTTTGCCCTCGCCCCAAGAAAAAAGCGCGATGGACCCGACCGGAGTCGAACCGGCACCAGCGCCGTGACAGGGAGCTGTGCTACCAGTTACACCACGAGCCCACGGCTCTCATATATCATAAGTAAATATATCTGTCGCGTTATATACTGACGCTCGACAGTCAGCACAGGCAAGAGTGCCTGTGCTACGGGAACTCTCTATGCCAGTCGTAGGATCAAGCGCGTACAACTCGGCCGGACAGATTACGTCGCTCGTGCGATCGCTGTTGAACGACGCACAGGGGAATCTGTTCACGGACACGGTGCTGCTGCCGTACGCAAATTCCGCGTACCGCAAACTGCAGCGCGCGCTCGGCAACGCGGGCGGCGGTGGATTCATTCAGGACGACGTCCTGCTCGTCGTGACGGCCGTCACGGAGACGGACTCCTCGCTGCAAGTCTCGGTCACCGACGCTACCGCGCCGCCGAATCAGTTGCCCACGGATCTTCTTGTCCCAGTCAAAATCTGGGAGCGGCCCAACTGTTCCACCGATGATTTTCTGGAAATGGTGGACCTGACGCAGCACGGCGGCTTGCCGTCGCGCGAACAGGACACGACGCTCAGCGTCTGGGAGTGGCGCGCCGACGGCATCTACTTCATCGGCGCCACGCAGGATACACAGATTCGCTTGCGCTACTCGAAGGCGTATCCCGATTTCACGGATTCCACTTCGCCGGTGCTGGTGCGCAACTCGCAGGAAGCCATCGCCTACGCGACAGCCGCTCTCGCCGGCTGGGCGCGCGGCAGCCCCCTCGCGGAGAAGTGGGATGACGCTGCGGCTGATGCCATCGAGGATCTGGTCAGCGCAGCTGTGCGGCGCGAACAACAATCTGCTCGGCGGCGCCGGCCGTTCTCTTCGCGCAGTGGCTATACGCCATTCTGAACGACTCTGTAGCGCCGGGCTTCAGCCCGGCATCTTCGATTTCGTACGTCTTGGGCTTTGCATGACGTGCCGCCCTGAAGGGCGGCGCTACACATTCTCGATCGAGGTCACAATGCCAATTACAATTACGCTTTTGCCCAGCAATGAAGACGGCTCGGGCAGTAACTTGTTTTACGCCATCGGAACGCTCACCTTTTCTGGCAGCTATCCCACCGGCGGCGACACGATGGACTTCACCACCGTCGCCGACAAACTGCCCAGCGATCAGATCATTCAAGTCTTCGCCGACAGCCAAAACGGCAACTCGGGCTATTACGTCCCAGTGCAGGGAACCGCGCTTAACAATTGGAAGCTCAAAGCATTCTCGGGCGGCGGCACAGAGCTAACTGCCGGCGCCTATCCGGCCAGCGTCACCACTGACATCGTGCAAGTCACCATCACCGCCCGCAAGCTGCAGTAGGTCACAGTGCAACGAACCAATCCACACTTCCGCCGAGGCAGCCGCATGATACGATCAAAAATCGCGATGGGGTTTTTCTGGGCACTCATAGCGCTCGCCCTTCATGTTTGGCCGGGCGCCGTCGTACCAACGCATGCGCAGGGCACGCGCAAGGACGACATCGTCTTCAACTCGCGCGGCATTCCGCTGGCTGGAGCCAGCGTGCGAGTCTGCACCATGCCCGCGACCGGCCAACCGTGCACGCCGCTCGCTCTCATTTACTCGGACTCCGGACTTACGCAAGCGCTCGCCAATCCCACGACCACCGATGGCATGGGCAACTATTTCTTCTACGCCGCGCCGGGACAGTATGAAATCGAAATCTCCGGTCCGAGTATCACCACCAAGCAGCTGCCCAACGTCATCCTGCCCAACGATCCCTCTTCGCCGACGTTTAGCGGCGCCGTTAGCGCCTTCTCCCTGAGCCTTGGCGGCAACCTCACCGTCTCTGGCAGCACCACCGTAGTCGGCTCGCTGGCCAGCGGCACTCTCACGCTGAACAACCAGAGCACGCCGCCAGGCGCTGCCGGCACTGGCACAGTCAATCTCTACACCAAGACCGCCGACATGCGGCTCTACTACAAAGATCAGACCGGCACGGAGATCGGTCCACTTGGCCCCGGCACCGGTGCCCAAACCAACGTCTCCAACACGTTTACTGCGACGCAAAACATCGACGCCGATTTCCATACCAAAGGTCCGAACCCGTCCTTCGACCTTCTCCGTTACGGCGGTTATTACAGCGGCACCGCACCGCCGACCATCACGTGTACCACTACCGCGACAAGCAATCAGCTCAATTGTTCCGGCGGCGTCAGCGATTTTCTCGTTGGCCACGGCGTCGCCATTCCGACAGCGGGAGTGGCGCCGACCATGCTCGCGCCCGGCGCACCCTTTCCCATTTCAAGCATCAGCGTAGCGAGCAACGTCGCGACCGCGACGCTGGCGAATAGCGCCAGCTTTGCGCCTGGCTCCAATGTGGTTATCGCCGGCTCCAGCGACGCCTCCTTCAACGGCACATTCCCTGTGGTGAACCTGGCAAATTCGCTCAACTTCACCTTTAACGTTACGCACGCCAACTGTTCGCCGTGCACGATCGGGGGAAGCGCCACGGCCATCGCGCCAACACCCAGCGCCGTTACACCTCAGGGCATTTTGAACGGCACAACGACGTGGAACTACAAGGTGGTGACAATCGGCTTCCATGGAGAGTTGAGCGCGGCGAGCTCCGCGTTTACTACGAGCGCCGGCGCGGCCACGCTTGGCTTGAATAGCGCCACCATTGCAGCGAACGGTTGTGTCGAGAGCAACGGCGTCGTCACCTTCACGACCACCGCCGCACACAATTTCCAGAACGGCGTGCCCGTAAATATCCCTCGCGGTACCACCGGAACGACCTTCGTCGAAGGCTCCTGGACCATCGCCTCGACTCCCAGCTCCACGACCTTTACCGTGGATATTGCCACGCTTCCAAACGGAACGTATTGCCCGGCTGGAGGCACCGCACAGGTAGTTGCCAAAAATCTCGTGCAATGGACGATGCAGCCTTACGCAGTGATGGGCTACTACGTTTATCGCGCGCAGGGCGCTGGCGCGTATTCGCTCGTCGGCGTCAGCCAGGGCATGGACAGCGCCTTCATCGATTGGGGACTTCCGGCGCCCTCCAGACCCGCCTACGTTCCGGCGACACCACCGAGCAGCCCTACCAATGGCATCCTGGCCACAACCATAACGAATATTGCCGGAAACACGATCACGCTGGCGAGCAACGCCGTTGCCACGGTGAGCTCTGCAACCGTCTTTCACGACAATGCGCCCAATGTCCTGTCTTTGTGCGCTTCCACGGCTATGAATACCAACGGCGGGACCATTTTTGTTCCGGCCTCCAATCCGCAAGGCAATCTCTATGTTATGAACTCGCCTTTGAATCTTGCGTCAGGCTGCCCACAAAATGTGAGGCTCCAACTTGGCGCGCAGCTTTACATCAACTACCCCATCATTCCTGGCGCCGCCGACGTCATCGAGGGCACCATTCAGGGAGCCGGCGGGAATGGCGCTGGCCCATCGTTCGGCAAATACGTTACGACTCGCATCATTGGTTCGGCATACCCCTTTTTCCAGCTCGAGCCTGGCTCCAGCAACGATGTGACGTTCCAAAACCTGAATATGGAGTGCAACCAGCCCTATCAGAGCTGCGTCGTTCAGGACCAGGACAACACCGGTAACAACGTTGTGACGATTACCTACGACAACGCTTTTATGGCCGGCGGAGGGTATGCCCAGCCTTTCAAGATGGGCGGCGGATTCGGATTCATATTTCGCTATGGGGGAATCGGCACGGCGGCAGTCGGCTGGGGCATCCCACCGTCGCTCTGGGATGTCGTGGATATGGGCTTTGGCGCCTACAGCCAGCAGCTCGGCGGCATTCTGGAGTTCGATTACTCGATCATGGGCGGCGGCGAATGGCTCTTTGACACAGCCGGTGAAACTGGACTGCTTGGCGGAGTTGGCCACGCTACGTTCTACGAAGTCTTGAACGAAAGCAGCTTTTACCCTTCGCTCCGCTTTAATACCGGCATTAACACCATCAACGCGATTCGCATCGAGCGCATGAGTTACGCAGACCCCGTGGGTGGTCTCGCGACTCCCATGGTGGATCTAACCAATGCTCTGTCCATCAGCAACATCAGAGTGATCGAGCCATTCTGTGCAACTGGCGCGCAGGCTTTTTTTTCCGGCGCTCCAGCGGGAGGGATTCAGTTCGTTTCCGGGTCTTCCGGCTGCGGGACGGGGTTGCCTTCCACCGCACAAGTCATCAACACAGGTCTAATTGGAGGCAGCACCACCGAATCCTATTCCAACGTGCCAGTGGCCGTTCTCGGCACGGGACAGTTCTACTTTCCCATGGCCGTGCCCGTTGCTCCGGCTTCCGCGGTGGTGAGCAGTGGCGGGGCTGTTCCAGTTGGTCCGCACACGTATTCGATCACCGCCATTGACGTGAATGGAAAAGAGAGCACGATTGGAACTTCCATCTCAGCAACCACGACCACCGGAAATCAAACCGTGACTTTATCGCCGGGCAGTCTACCGGCCGGGGCGGTGGGTTATAGACCGTATCGTGACGGCGTGTTGGACGCCGTTACCCCGTGTAGCACCGCATTCATCGCAGGAGCGGCCCCCTATGTGGATGTCTTTGCATCCGCGTGCAACAATAATCCGCCAACAACGAATGCAGCTGTCACTTCCTCGTTGAACTCTAGTGGCATAACCACGTATCAGCTCAAGATGTCGAATAATTTTTCGGATGTCATTGCCCCCGCGCCGCTCACCGCAAGCCGCACGCAGACGCTTCCGGACGTCACCGGCATCGTCCCGGTCTCGAGCTATCTGAACAGCGGCTACGACAACGCCACGCGAGCCAACGGCGCGATCGGCTCAAACTGGAGTGTCGAACAAAACGGTCTCAACATCGCCTCGAACCAAATTCAGGGAACTACGACATCTGTCAACTCCGCGTTCTGGAATGGCAGCTCGTTCTCCGCTTCGCAATTCGCTCAAGCTACCATCACTGGGCTGAACGGCACGACTGATTTTCCCGGTGTGAGCGTGCTGGCCAGCGGAACGGGAAGCAGCTCGACCTATTACGATTGCCTGGAGAACTCCACAAACATCTATATCCAGCGCGTCGTGAATACAACGGCCACAAACCTGACGAGTGCGGCTTCTACCGGAGCGGTGGGAGATCTTCTCAGGCTGGAGGTGGCGCCAGGCGGCGCGCTCACATGCTACAAAAACGGCTCCGCGGCTCTGACCTTCACAGACACGCAAATCACTTCTGGCGCACCAGGGCTGAGTATTTCCGGCAATGTGTCCACGGTGAAAAATTGGTCTGGCGGCAACTTGCACCCGCTGGCGCATCTCGATGTCGAACAGGATTGGACGAAGACGCAGCACTTGCTGGCGAATGGTGGCGCTTGCACCATGAGCGCAGGCACAAGCTGCACGGTAACTTTAAGCGAGCAGCCGTCCACATCGGGACTCACGCATTGCCTTGCGCAGGTGCAAGGCGCAACGCCTATCGCGGCAGCCTGCAGCATCTCCGGAACGACCGCGACAGTAACGGCGGCAAGCTCGAACTCCGCGACCTGGGCAATTTTCATCTTCTAAAGTTTTAAAAAGCGTTTTCTTCAAGCGCATCTCAATCTCTCGAAAGGCAATTCCATGGCAACGGCAACGGAAAACAGCACGGCTTCGCTCGTCAATATCTCGATGGAAAAATGGCCGCCGCGGCATCGCACATACTTCGGTTCGCTGCAGATTATCTCGCCGGGAGAAGGCGAAGCGTTCGCGATAACCCCGATTCGCGGCTGCATGGGCTCAATGGACATGGGTGACAAACGCATGGTGGACTATCGCGTCACGGCTCGCGAAGTGGCCGAAGACATCGCGCGCGAAATCAATGGCGATTCAGGGGAGGGTAGTTTCCACGGCGTATTCGTCGCGGCGGGTGAAACGCCCACGGAGACCGAACTCGCAGACGCACGCCGGCGTCTCGAAGAGTTTCATCGCCGCCTTGTCTCCGCTGCTGATCTCGAGTGGGAGCGCACGCGCAATCCCATGTTCATCACCGACCTCGAACGCCGCGCTGCGCGCCAGCTCAACCTGGAAAAGCCATGGCTCTACAATTCCAAGCCGCAGGCGGAGTGCCCCGTCTGCGCAGAGAAGATCAAGCACGGCGTTGCTGTCTGCCGCTCCTGCGGCGCCATCCTGGACCGCGAGAAAGCC